GTCGGAGCGTCCCCCGCAGGCAACCAGTGATAGTGCCGCATTGTCTGACGCTAGACCCGACACATCTGGTAATTCAAGAGTAACAGATGAAACGGGTAAAGTCAATGATAAAGATTTGTCATATAGCGTTAGCAATGACAACACCCCTACAGGGGAAGGCGTTGAGAGACTGGGACGGCCTGTTACACGACGGGAAATTATTAATACCGTCAATGACTTGTTTGACCAGCGTGTAAAATCTGGACGGCTTGGCAAGCGTAAAGACGTTCTTGGGTGGTATAACCGCATGACGGAAGTAATCCGTACTCGTAATTTTGGTGACATAAATACGCTTATGCATGAACTTGGTCATCACGTAGACCATAAGAACGGATTCAGTATTGACCCGAAGTTTAACACCGAATTTTCCAAGGTTGTACATGAACGTTTTGGTAATGTGTATGACAAATTAGGCGATGAAGGTATCCGTAAAGAAGGTTACGCTGAGTTCTTCCATGACTATGTAAGCGACCGAAACAAGGCGAAAGCCGACTTCCCGACGTTTTACGACAACTTCACGGAACGACTGGCGAAGGACAAGGAATTAAACGGAGCAATTAACAAGCTATCTAAGGTTACGCATGAATGGTTTAGGCAAGCTCCGGAAGAACGGGTAAAGGGATCTATTTCATTCGATGACGGGAAATTATCTACAAGAATAAAAGACATTTCCGATAACGGCGGGTTTAAAGAAAAACTTTCGGACTTAGGGCATAGCTTATATACGCATACCGTTGACGAGTTGCACCCGTTCGAACAGTTAATGAAAGAAGTAAACAAGCAAATCGGGAAAGAAATCCCCTTTGAAAACGACGTATATAAACAGGCGTGGTTATTCAGAGGTGCGACGGGCAAGGCTCAAGCCCTCGTTGAATTTGGCGATAAGTCGGCGGGGGTTAAGGGTCTTAAAGCTATACTAGAACCTATCGGGATTAAAGAACGTAAAAATTTTAGTGCTTACCTTGTGGCCAAGCATGATCTAGATTTCCATGCGAACGGGCAAAAGGCTACATTCTCTAAAGCTGAAGACGTGGCAACCTTGCGTAAGTTCGAAAAGAACGAAACGTTTAAAAAGGCCGCTGACGAATTACAAAAATACCAACGGCACTTATTACAACAGCTTGTTAAGTCGGGCATGTTAAAGCCTGAAATATACGCCGAACTTGTCAAGAAGTATCCGAATTATGTGCCGTTCTTCCGCGACTTTAAAGCGGAAAGCATGGACGGATTTCTTGCAAGTAGCAAGGGCTTTATTAACGTAGCAAGCCCTATTAAGAGATTCAAAGGGTCAACACGGGATATTATTGACCCGTTGCAAAGCATTTTGCGGAATACGTACCAGTTTACAAATGCCATTGAACGTAACAAAGTGGCTCAAAACTTTGCAAAACTTGCCGACATTCACGGCATGGGGCGTATTGTTGAACAGGTTAAAGAGGGTTCGGCAAGGGCAACGGACAATACTTTTACAGTATGGCAACGTGGCCAAAAGGTTGTATACGAAACAACTCCCGAACTAAAAGCAGCCTTAGAAATGAGCGATAAAAACGCAAGTAACTTGCTTGTAAGAATCATGCAAACGCCCGCAAGTTGGTTAAGAGCCGGGGCAACGTCTACAACAGGGTTTGCATTAGCCAACCTTGTGCGAGATAACGTAAGTGCGGCAATCTTCTCTAAGCATGGGTATTTACCTGTATTTGATACGCTTAAAGGCGTTTCGCAATTCATCAAGAAAGGCGAATTGTATCAAGAATACTTGCGTTCCGGTGCTTCGGGTGCGGCCATGGTTTCGCTTGACCGTGACTATATGGGCGGTCAAATCCGCGAAATACTGAGGAAAGAACCGACATGGCAGAAGGTTGTAAAGAACCCTATCGAAGTAATGCGGGCGATCTCCGAAGCGTCCGAAATAAGCACACGTCTTGCCGAGTATAACAATGCTCGAAAAGGGTATACAGGCCTTGCCAATAGGCTTTTTGGTAGTGAACGTAAATCACTCACACCGCAACAAGCAGCCCTTGAAGCCCGTGATATTACTATCGACTTTAGCCGTATAGGGAAGAACACCAAGACAGCTAATAGGGTTGTAGCGTTCTTTAATGCCGCTGTTCAAGGGGCTGATAAGCTTCGCAGAGTGTGGAAGGAAGACCCTGTAGGGGCTTCTATTCGTGCTACTTTGTTTGTAACCATTCCTACTGTTGCATTGTGGCAACTCAATAAGGATAACCCTGAATATCAGGAACTTCCGCAGTATGTAAAGGATACGTATTGGATTCTTCCGAGCGGTGACCATTTAATCAAGATTCCTAAGCCGTTCGAATTGGGCGTATTGTACGGGACTAGCGTTGAACGCATGTTACAGTGGATGGACGATAAGGAACACGGACGAAAAGGAATAGGCTTTAAAGGATACGGCGAACGAGTGGCCGACGTGCTTACGCCGAGTGTTATGCCGACGGCGTTTATTCCTATTGCAGAATGGGCGGCGAATTACTCATTCTGGCGGCAAAAGAGTATTGTACCGCAAGCACAACAAGACCTTCCCGACGCTTTACAGTACGGTCAAAACACGTCAGCAGTAGCGAAGGGAATAGGGTCGCTGTTTAATGTATCCCCGTATAAAGTGGATAACACTATTAGAGGATACGGCGGTAATCTTGCTACGCTTGGACTTACGGCGATAGACGCGGCTACAGGCGAAACAGCAAACAGACCCGCAAAACGTTGGTATGAAATGCCTGAAATTAATAAGTTTGCGGCAACTCCGTATCAGGGAAGTAACAGCGTACAACGTGTATATGATGACTTTGACGCACAGAACAAACTGTTCAATGAAGCGAAAATAACTAAGCAAAAACCTGAAGACTTTGATGTACGCCAATTCGGCAAACTCAAAGAAGCAAGGGAACAGCTTACGAAGTTATCAAGAGCAAGCAAGGCAATTATGAACAATGAGAACATAAGCGGAGAACAGAAGCGTGAGCAATTAGATCGCTTTAACGTTCTCAAAGCCAATATTGCCCGTAGAGTGTACGGGTACGACAGAGTTAAATAGGGGACGTGACAAACGTCCCTTTTATTATGCAAAGGAGAGGGCAAATGAATTTTATTTTTGATACGCTTTCACACACATGGGAAACACTTACAACCAACTTTATTTTAAAGGCTGCATTGAGTGCTGCGGGCGGCCTTGCCCTGTGGCTTATCGGTATTCGTCATGTACAGATACTTGGGATTTTTATTATCTTGGTATTCGTTGATTTGCTCACGAAATGGGCGGCAATTGCCTATCAAATGTTAATTGACGAGTACCAGTATAATCCCGAAGAAATTGCAGTATGGGAAAAATACAGAGCTATCCCCATAGCATTCGAAAAAAAGCTTATTTCAAGTCGATATATGCGTAAAGGCTTTGTACAGAAAGTATTATCTTACGTACTGGCCACATTCGCGGCGGTATTACTCGATGAAATGAGTGGGCAACGCAAGTTTGCCGTTTCCTTGGTATGGTTATACCTTGGTTCTAGTGAGTTTCTTTCAATTCTCGAAAACCTTCGTGACGGCGGCAATGTAATGCTTGGTAAATTTTTGGATTTGGTCAGAACAAAGATTGAAAACAAGGTAAAGTTCTAGAGAGGAGATTATTATGCGAGGAATTGACGTAAGTGAAAACAACGGATTAGTAGATTGGGGAACAGTAGCGGCAAACGGCTATCAGTTCGCAATTATTCGACTGGGGTACGGACGCAATACGCTTGATAGTTGCTTTTATGACAACATAAACGGAGCGATTAATGCGGGTCTTAAAGTGGGAGTATACCATTACTCTTACGCCTTAGACGAAGACGCAGCCGATCAAGAAGCGGACTTTGTATTAAACACATTACAAAGCTCCGGGCTTACGCCTGATAAATTGCCGCTTGGCGTTTGGTATGATATGGAAGACGCTGATGATTACAAAGCCAACAGAGGCATGCCGAGTAATCAAGAGTTAACGAATTTTTGTAGTATTTTTATTAACAAATTGTGGAGTGCCGGATACGCAAAAACTGGGTTGTATGCCAATATTGATTGGCTAGAAAACTATCTATATCCCGAACAGCTTGGCGGGTGCGGCTTGTGGGTTGCTCATCTTAACCCGTATTGCGGCTATCCCGGTGCTAATATCTGGCAATATACCTTCAGTGAGAATATAGAAGGAAATGAGTTTGACGCTGATATAGTTCTTGATTTTGACGTTGATTAAGGAGATTAATACATGCCTACAAGCGAATATATAAAGCGGTTTGCCCCTATTATTATTGTCGTAAGCTTATTATTCGTCGTTATTGCGGCGGGGGTTATTGTTCATAGGCACTTACACAAAGACGAAAAATCCCCGAAGGTTATCACCATAGAACAGGCAAAGGATCCTGAACAGCTCGCAAAAGCTGTTAATGTTACACCGAGGGACGCAACAACGATTATACGAGAAGTTGAACGGGCAACCCCTGTAACAACGTATTACACGCCCGCAAGGACGGTACAAGAAGCGGCACAGATGACACGGCAACAGATCGCCCGCAATGATTCTTCTTTACCGTCTACAGTAACGGCTAAGTCTGACCGTACTGTTATCGTCGAAAATACAGATAAACAAAAGGTAGATGTATATAAAATAAATCTCCGCAACAATCATAAGATTAAAAGCGGAGTGACGTATGTTGACGGTAAAATGTATGCGTCCGTAGGGTATCAGGCAGGACGGATTGAAGCTATAGCCCATGCTGACCAAACGGGACTTAAAGGCGGGACCGTCTTGTATACACTTAAAGAGTGGTAGTTAGTCAAGCAAAAGGCGTTTTACTGGACTACCGAGACAAGAAAAAGCGGATTTTTGAGGTTTGAAAAATTTGAGACCTCAGAATCCGCTCTTTTTGTGTTTTTACATCAAAATTAATACAGGTCAATTCAAAATAATATTGAGCGTATATCTTTATTGCTTATTTGAACTGTTGGAATTTTTCCAATGGTTCAATCTTATTTTACTTTGTAAATTCCAAAAAGTCGGGAATTTGGAACTTAAGCATAATAAAAAGGAGCTACCAAATAGGCAGACCCCTTTTTGCGTAAAAAAATAGGAGCAATACCCTTTTGATACTGCTCCATTAAAAAAGTAAAAAAACTTTTTTGCTCTCTAGCAATATTTTATTATATCGAGTACTAAACGTCAATCAATTTGCAATCCGCTTTTTTGTGTTTTCAGACGTCTTTAATATTACGCCTTAAATAAACCTATTTAGCTTATGTATTGATTGGATAAAGGCATTTTTTAGCGAAAGCACCCAAATTTGCGTATTATGCAAATTGCTTTTTGCCGTCAAAAATTCGGCAAAAATTATATGTAGATAACTTGTTTTTATGTATCAACCGCAAAAATAAAAGCCGTTAAAGTGTGATAGTAATGCTATTTTGTGGTTGTATGTATATTTGCCCTGATAGCTGATGAAAATGTATAGTA